ACACCTTGCGAATGATTCCTAAATCAAACATCTTTTGCACTACATAAGCAATCGCATCAATAGTGTGGTTATCTTGGTCAATCGGATCTTCCTGAACTACTCCAAACTTGTCTTTTTGATAGCAGTAGTTCTCTTGTTCTAGTTCAATATTCTTTGACGTATCAGTAAAGTAAATGTTTAACCCTTGTAACATTTGAATACGGTCTAATAGTTTTGATTTGCCACCAACTGCAACCGCACTTTCATAACCAACTCTACGCAAAGATACGATTTTATTAGGTCTGTTATTATCACAAACAATTATTTTCTTTTTAGGTATATTTAGCTTTTGGAATAACCAACTAACTAAACCATCCTCATCTGCTCCGTTAATTGAATGTAAATCCATTGATGATAAAGAACGTCTTATTTCATTCTCACTAGCGTAATTATGTTCATGTATGTATAAATTGCCATCGTGATACTTAGCCTCTACTATTGCGAACGGGTCAACCGTTCCCCAATCGACACCAAAATAAGACTCTTTGTTTAGGTTTAAAAATTCCGCATAAGGAATTGACTTCCAATTATAAATTCTACCCTCTACTTGACCTACTTGTCCTAATCCATAAACCCTCCACATATTAGCCCAATACTCATTTATTACTTTTCCGTCAGGTGTATATCCTTTTTTTTTGTATCTTAGTATCTCGCCTTTTTCTTCTGCAGAAAGAAACTCATTATCTAAATAAGTAAGGTTAATAAAATCGCAATCGTCACGGGTCATAACTTCTGTATGAAACCAAAACTTTGCATTAGGGTTAAAATCTATTATAACTCTTTTTGCTCTGGAGGTTAATTCTCGGTAAGTATCAAACTTAACTTTGTTTGCCTCGTTTACGAAAACAATATCAGACCGTAACCCTTTACCTATATCAACTTTATCTAAACCTATAAACTTAATAAAAGAACCGTTTTTAAATCGGTAAAGAGTGCCATCTGTAAAACGTTCATTCTCGTATAAATTAAAAGACTTCATAATATTAAGGAAGTCTTTAATAACTGTTATACGCATCTTTGAAAGTTCATCGGATGCTATAAATATTTCTTTGTTAGGATTGTTTGATGCGTGGTTTATTAATAGCTGAAGTATCGAATAAGTTTTCCCCGCTCCTTGCCCTCCTTGTACTCCCCAAATCCTTTTTTTAAGTGCCGATATTTTCCTTAGTGCCGTTGTCGCTTTCATTTGTATCTGCTAAAGGGTCGTTTGTTAATACGGGAATGTTTATTTGCCCTTCGTATGATTGTACATTCATCGATAATTTTCTTAACTCCTCAGGCGTTGCAATCAATTTCATCAAAGCCATTTGCAAAGCTGGAGCGTTTGAAGTGTACCATTTAGAACGCATTGATACTTTTAAAGTGGTGCGGTTAGTGTCTAGTAATGCTTTTAGTTCGTCATATTCGTTGGAATCAGGAGGAAAATGGTCATAAAAATAATTCTTTGAGCAAGGCAAAAAAGCAACTATATCCTCAATAAAAAATAGTTTGTTTTTTACTGTGACTTCTTTAGCTTGTTCAAATATTTTATTTTTATCGTATGCCATTATTTCCAATCATTAGTTACATCAACCCCGTTTCTTTTAACGGTTAAAGTATCGTCAAGTTTAATCATTCTCTTTACTATTACATCGCAATATTTAGGGTCAAGTTCCATCCCGTAGCATTTTCGTTTAAGCTGGTGTGATGCTACCATTGTTGAACCGCTGCCGAGAAAGAAATCCAACACTAAACCAGCATCAGGACAACTTGATTTTATTGCTCGTTCACATAATGGTATTGGTTTAGGTGTAGCGTGTCCTCCTTCGTCTCCTTGTCTAATGTGCCTATCAAATTGCCAAACCTCTGTCATTTTATCGTGAACATTATCAAAATATGCACGACTTGAGTAGTATTCTTTTTTGATTTCTTCGTATTCTTTTTTGATTTCTTCGTATTCTTTTAAAAATGCTTTACCATTTGAAGCATCTTTTATTGTATTATAATGTTCTTTTGTTGGGAATGACCACTGGCTTTTGCTCCAATAATGTGTATGTGTTGTTGCAGTTAATTTAGTTATTTCGTCATTTTTTAATCCACTCTTTTCTTTTTCTTTTATTAACCAATTTCTTAATGGTTCAAAACCTTCAAAATAGTTATCTGCATTATTATTAAAACCTTGCACTCCCATCATAGCAAACAAACACTTTTCTGTTATTACACCATAACTTCTTGCAGATGGATTATTTTGCCCATCACCTAATCCACTTGGATTTTTAAACCAAGTTATTAAGTTTCTAAACGTAAGTTTTTGTTCTGCGATGTATGGCTTTAATATCTCGCTATAAATATCCATAAGCGGTTCGTCAATACCCCAACAATACCAACTCCCGTTTTGTTTTAGGTGCATAAATTGTAAAGCAATCCATTCCCTATTAAAATCAAGCAAATCATCGTAGTTAAGATTATCGTTTAGCACCCCCTCTTTTTCTTTTTTCATTCCATAAGGCGGGTCGTTATGTGCCATATCCGCTTTTTCTCCGTCCATCAATTTAGCAACTGAATCACTATCCGTACTATCCCCACAAAGCAATCGATGTTCCCCAATCTCGTATAAATCCCCTAAAACGGTAATTGGTTCTTCGGGTGGTGTTGCATCAAAATCGTCTTCTTCGGCTTCTAATACTTCATCAACTTCAAAACTTGGAACATCTAATCCCCACCCTTCCAACTGCTCCGCATCCCATTCATTTGCTAATACTTCCCAATCGTGGTCTCCAAAAGAAACGTTATCTTTTATTGTGTATGCTTTTAATTTTTCAACGCTTGTTTCATTTGGTAGTATCTTTGTAGGTACTTCTTTTATTCCTAATTCTTTTAATGCTTTTAAACGCATATTACCACAAATAACAATTAACTCTCCGTTGTTATCATAAGCAATAACCTCACGGAGTTCTAACATTTCAGGATCATCTTCCAAAGACTTTTTTAACTTAATAAATTTGTCGTCTTTTAAAACACGAGGGTTTTTAGGAAGTCCTTCAACTTGCCCTGTATTGTTTTTTAAGTCTTTTATTTTAACTAATTGCGTTTGCATATATTGTATCAAATTTATTTAACCAATCAAATCTGTTTTTCTTAATAGCAAACTCTTCTAAAGTATTTTGCCTTTTTTGTGAATTACAACTTTTACAACTATAAACTAAATTATAACTTTGATTATCTCCACCTTTTGAAACTGGCGTTAAATGTTCAATTGCTTTATATTCTGTTAAATCATTTTCGCAAAAAAAACATTTATTTTCTTGAGCTTTCAAAACGTTTTTCAAAAAAACTAAAGGCATTTTTAATTTTAAACCTAACTTTCTTTTATAAAATGATTGCTTTATTCTTATTGCTTCGGTTTCTTTTCCACCTTTCCAATTATAAAGATTTTCGCCTTTACATTTTTTAGAATTTTTACGCCCCTCGCTTAACGCTTTTTTATGTGCATCTGTTAATTTTATTCCTTTTCTATCAATTTTTATTTTGATAGTTTTTTCTTTAATTAAAGATTTAGCATAACATTCTTTTGAGCAATATTTTGGTGTTCTTGTTTTGCAAGTTTTTTTACTTTGAAATTCAGTTCCGCAAGTCAAACAATTAAACTTATCGTCTTTGATAAGTCTTGGATTGTTCGGGTTGAGTTTAATTTCGGAAAGTTTAGCTTTTTGGATTTTCATTATTCACCTTTTTTACGTTTAACCATTTTCGGTTTTTCGTTTTTAGTTGCCACTTTTGCAACTTTCTGCACTACAAAATAGTCTTTAAATTTAACTCCTAATCCGTTCTGCATTTCTTTTAAACAAGCCTCTGATTTGTCTTGCTGAGCTTTTACATACATGGCACTTAATTCCGCAAAATCGTTCTTCCAACGCCTAAATGTATTCCATGCGGGAAATCTTTCGTCTGAGTCCAAAACAGAAATAACGTTACTACCTAAAGCAACGTTATCACATATTTCTTTGCATAGCTCAAAATCATATTCGCTTGGTCTGGCCATAACCCCAAAATTACAATAATTTTTTTACTGTGCAAGTTTACTTATACTCTTTATTGAAAATGTAATTGAACTTGTTTTGCATAGTTATGAAAAATGTGGATTTCTTAACCAATTGGTTGTCGT